AACCTGAAATGGTAGGTTCGGCAACGGCGGCCGTGTTGACGCCACTTACGGTATCATCGTAAGTCGCTGCGCGTCTAATTTGCTCTAATTGTCTAATTAAGCTTCTAGCCATTGCGGTTTCTCCTTATAATTTACTGTTTAAAAATTTAACGTGAAATTTCTAAAGCTCTTATTCTTTTCTTAATCTCTCTACAGAGGCTGTCTTTCCCCGCAAGCTGACGGGCCTCTTCGTAAGAATATTTGAGAAGTTTAAGGTCCATAATCTTAGGAAGAGTAGCTCTTCCTTGTCTAACAGAAAGTCCCACAACGTCTGCTACACCCATTTCTTTGGGAACGAGTGGCGTTACTGCGTTAGAAACTTTTGAACTTTTCTTCTCAGAATTCTCCTTTACAGCTTTTTGTTCGGCTTCTGTTTCCTCTGTTTCTTCAGCCCCAGGCGCGTCTTCCTCAGACTCTTCCGTGGAAACAATACTCCACTTATTAACATCTCTCAGTTTAACGTTCCTAAGCCACTGAATAAACTCTTCCCCTTCAGCCAGGCCATGTTTTACCCCGTATTGTTCATAAAGTTCCGCAAGCTCTATTCTCTCACCGGGCCTAACCGACCTTTTCATAACATGCATCCAAATACTAGATTTGTTCATAACGTAACCTTTCATTTTTCTTCTCCTTTTCTGTGTGTGATTTTATTACCTTGTCCTTTTCTATTCTAAAAACCCGTGTACCCTGTCCATAATATTATGAGTTAAGTTGGCCATTCTATGAAAGAATAAACCAAATATAAACCAATCTATATATGGACTAACTAATTTTAACTCACTACTAAACAACAAAGCGACTGTCCAACCCGCCCAGACGGAAAAACAATACCCACAATCAAGTAAGTCGTGAAGCCATCCAAAGAATTTATTACCTTGTCCTAGATTGAAAATCTTCGCCCGCAGAGGTCTAAAGATCTCCGACTTCACCGTTAATTCCGTTATGGCCTCGGTCAAAACAATCGCCAAAAAAATTGTAAAAATAGTACTCATTAACGTCCCCCTTTCACTATAAAAGAGGTTAGTTAAAATACATTTGTACCCCACCACCTGAGGTGATGAGGTACGTTTTCGTATTGATTATAGACTTCTGTCAATAACACCCAAACCAAGCATTCTGCTGTCGAGACAAGCAAAACCAAGTTCAGCCCAACCGAAGAAACCTTGCTTCTGAACACGAAGCAGAGTTGGGTCGTCATGAGCCTCATAGTCCTTACGGATAGGCATAACGAGTGAATCGTTAGTACTCATATCAAAACCAAGAACCTGAGTCTCACCTAGGGTGGAAATAGTACCATCAGCAGCAGTCACATTGGGATTCTCAAGAGTGTAAGCATTGTACTCTTCAGAGCTATCAGCGATAAACTTACCATAAGCGGAAGAATTACCATTGATATTGTAGAGACCAGTAGCACCGAGGTGCTGAATCTCATGCAGACTTACATTCCAAATAGAACCCATACCAGCAGCCTGGAAGATCTCTCTACGGGTTACTGGGTCAATGTCAGTATCAGTCCACTCACGGATATCAGCAGCATCCTCTGGGGATACATACAGGTCAGTAAGTGTACGGCCGATACGTTTGAAACCAACGATCATTTTGTTCAAGAGCTCCTTAGAAAGATAACCGGCGCCCGTGGACGAAGGTTGAATCTCATAAATTGGAGCAGGGCGAGAGCCAAGGAGGCCCTTACCAGTGAAGGATGAAGTAGCAGCAGGCATAATTACGCGCCAGCCACACTCTTCCTCGTAGTTAGCCAAGTCTTTCGCAGCGCGAGCAGCCGCTCTCTGAGCGATGTCGATACGAGAGTCCCTAGCGTATGTAATTTTCCAATCTGCAGCAGCGTCGATGGTAAACGTAGGAACGTATACCTCTTCACCGATACCTTCGATGAAGTTCTGAGCTACGTAACCAAGTCCAGGAAGAACCCAAACTGGGATTTCGAAGTCTTCAGCAACTGGATAAACTGCCTGAGCGCCTGGGGCCAGTCTTTCAACGGCAAACATGCTTCTCATGATAGATTCCAGTTCAATCTTCTGCAGAATTGGAGTTGTTAGAGCTGCCGCGAAGGCGCGGTAAGCAGCCATACCCTCTGGGGTATGAACATTAGCGGTCTCGGCGAACAAGCTTTGCATTTCTTTTAGATCCATAATAACAACTCCTCCTGTAATAGTGTAGGATGCACAGCGGTGTGTGCTTTAATCCTGTATTTTTTAATAGATTAGACTAAAAGTTTTACTCTAATCGGATAAAGCGTAGTGTTATCAATAGTAGCAGCGCATTTAGCCTTACTAGCGCCCTTAACAACACGGGCTACAGTTACGTCATCGCAACGATCGCCAGTACCAACATCACCAGTGTCAGCAGTGTCATCGCCACTGGAGTTTACAGTACTATTAGTAAGTTTGGCTTCGTCAGCTGCTGGGAACAGAGCTGCGCCTGGAGCCATCTTAGTAGTAATAGTACTAACGCCGGCGGATGAAGTCTTAACACATGTGTAATGTACTGTATCCCAAATACCAAGGTGAGCTACACCAAGAGGGGCAGCCTTGGTACCAGTAATAGTACCTGTAGCATTGTACAGTGGCTGTGCAATCACATCACTTGAACCAAGGTCGCCTGGCATAGAGAAACCAGCAGGATGAACCTGATGATAACCAGTCTTAACCTTCTGCATGGCCAGACCGAAAGGAACCTCGGTAACACCATGGGCCATCTTTTTAACGATGGGCTCTTCATTAGTTGCTGCTGGATCTAGATAAACTACAGAACCTGCATAAGCAATAACGCCTCCGATCCCGGCAGCACCTGTTCCTGTCTGTGATGCATAGCTACAAAATTGATTTTCTACAACTGGGTGTCTAGGAATAAACATATCCTTTTTCCTCCTTAAACTCGTTATTCGTCTTTATTGAGCATTCTCTTAGCCATAGATTCGCCAAATGCAGCATACTTTTTGACAACGTCATCGCTTGGAATGTATTCCAAATTAAGAGAAGCCATAGCAGCCTGCGCAGGATCAATCTTAGCAGGTACCGTACTTTCTTCATCTTCTTCAGAAGCGGACTCTTCGCCCTCTTCCTCTTCAGAAGCAGTCTCTTCGTCGGCTTCTTCAGCGTCGGCTTCTTCCTTAGAATCAGCTTTTTCAGCTTCTTCCTTAGAATCTTCCTCAGCCTTAGCCTCTTCCTCTGCCTTTGCGTTAGCTTCGGCTTCTTCCTTAGCTTTCTCAAGCTCGGAAACTACAGCCGCTCTGATTGATACCAGTTCGTCCCTGTAAGATGCAAAATCTTCATCAGACATTTCCCTAACTTTAGCCGTCTGGGTTTCAGTATCAGAGTGAACTACGCCAGCATCTTCTAATTCAGCCATTCTTTCCTCAGCTGCCCTGTCCTTTTTCATATCCTCCAGTGTTTGTGTCGCGGAAGCGAGTTCCTCATCCTTAGATTTCAGCTCTTCCTGGGCTGCCTCAAGCTCAGTAGTGAGTGTCTGAATCTTAGTCTCGGTCTCGGAAGCTGTCTCTGTTGCGGTAGCAATTTCAGCATTCTTTGCTTCGAGCTCGGAGGTGAGCTCTTCAACCGTAGCAGTAGCCTGCTCAAGTGCGGCTTCGATATTCTCGCGCACTTTAGCTTCTTCCTTTTCATTGAGCATCTCGGTTACTAGTTCTGCGATCTGCTCTTTTGATACTTCATACTTTTCCATATGTTAAGTTTCCTCCTTATATGTTTTCATACAAGCAATCTATTAACTTAACCGACCTGAATTTAAGTTACAACCTTTTCCTCAAATTAAATGATTACTTAATTCTCATTAGGGCAAGCTTTGCACTGCGCCGTCATTGCCCCTACAATACAATCCTTCAGCCTCGAAATCTGCACCAAGCATGTACACAAGAGCTACAGTAGTATCACTAGAAGCAGCAGAACTGCAAGTCAAAGTGATAGTATTAGCTGTAGTGTCAGCCGTGGTGTAACAATACCCAAGGTTTCCCTTAGGGGTAGCCACTACACTTGCGTATGTGGCCAAATCATAACCATGCCATTTGATTCCAGAAGCTAAAGTTACCGAAGTGGTACCACTAGCTACTGTAGCAGTAGTTGCCCAAATAAATGGGTACGCATGGTTATTTCCCATATTTCTAAAAACAACTTTGTCATGATCGTCGCCGTTGATTCTAGTAAGCTTGGGTGTGCTTTTCAAACTACCTTGTTGTCCAATGTTAATCTGTGGCATAATAGCCCTCCTATCGTGATCTAGTTTTTACTGCCTCACGCAAAGCAGCTTTTAACCCGCTGAGTAGTTGTTCTCGTTTGTCAGATGACGCTTTAAGCTGTAGCGCCTCTTCCACAACTTGGGCCACCGACTTACGAAGCTCCCGATTCCTCAGACAATCGGGATCAGTTGTATCTCTAGAAAACGAAGTGCATGATGCTTCGTAGAGAGTACACCAATCATTAGCCACTATCTCACCATGTTTGTCTAACAAACGGCGTTTGTAGCTAATACAAATACCTACGGAGTCGTCTAATTCACCATCCTTAGCTTCCTCTGTATTTTTAGTGGCTTCCTCTAACTTATCGGAGGTT